TTAACACATGAAAAACAGAATCCAATTAAAGCACCATACAAAATGGTTGAATATTTGTTTTCTAAACATTTTGACGTTTTCGGACTTATTGAATCAGGTTTAGCAATAGACATTAACACAATAACAAAATGAAAAAACTTATCTTTATTTTATCTTTGATTTTAGCAGCTTCAACAGTTGATGCCGGACCATTTTCGACACAACCGAAAACAAAACAATGCGGTCAAACGTACATTAAAAAGCAGACAAAAAACAGTCTGAAATTTGCAAAAGTTATTAACCGGAAAATGAATAAGAAAGGGCTGAGAAAATGAAAACATTACTCACACTTTTAGCCGCCGCCGTTATTATTGCTGTTGTTTGGTCGGTCCGTAAAACATTTAAAATTTTGAAAAGATGAAACCAAAAAGAGTTGATTGCGCAAACTGCCAAAACTTCATTGAGCCGGTGTTTTCCGAAAACGATGAAAACCTTTTCTTGTCAAAAATAATATCCATGGCAAAATGCAAACTCGGTAAACGGGTAATGTTTCGCACAAACGGACATCCGGATAAAGCTGATTTTGAAAGTGGGTGGTTTCGGTATTGTGGTGAGTTTGAGAAAAAGTGAAAAATAAAATCTATTTTATTTCATCATGTGATAAAGAAAATCTATCTTTGTTGCATGGTTGAAATTTACAACAATAATGTATTTGTAAGTGTTTCGCAAAGAGTTGCGAGGCGTTCAACCATATTAAAAACCATCTTGATTCATTTCATGGTGGTTTTTTGCGTTTACTGTTGTCGGGAATGAAATGTAACAGCAGGGCAGTAAATAAACGCGCGGTACTGTGGGATGTGTGCAAACCGCAACGTGATACAACGTGAGAACACGGCACAATCAGGGCTTTGAAACCGAAAAAAATACGCTCACAAATTGCAATAATTCAAAGTAATTGCAATCGAAATGACGGGGAGGACAAACGACGAATAGTCAGTCTAAAAAAGTCACGGGTAAGTTTACTAAATTTGAATGAAAATTCATCTTTAGGACAACTATACCCTTAAATCTGAAAAGAACTTCACTCTGAATAGTTACTCATTTTAATATTACTAACAATGAAAATTGCAATTAAAAAAACAGAACCAGAAACTTTTACAAAAATTAACCACGAGATAAAATCAATGTTTGTGCATTTTAAAAATGCCGCTGAATTAATAAAAACAATAAAATTTTTCCCTAAAAAAAATGAGGCATTTTATATTTGGCTACAAGGTAATTTTATATTTGGCGACTTTATAACTCAATTTATTGTCCAGCACCAAATAAAATTAAAAGAATTAACAATTATTACTTTGTCAATTACCAGACAAAACATTGAAGCTTTAGACGAATTGATAAAACAGGACTATTGCGATAAAATAACACTTGTTTTGTCAGATTATTATATCAGAACTGAAAAAATAAAACAAACAAAAACGATAGAGCTATTAACAAAACTAACAACCGATAACAAAAAATTTAAACTTTATTCAACAGAAACACATCAAAAAATTGTACTTTTGCATACAAGCTTAGATACAAAAATAGTTTTTCACGGTTCTGCAAATATGAAAGGAAGCCAGAATTTTGAACAACTTATGATTGAAGCAAACGATGAATTATATGATTTTAATTACAACGCTTTAAAAACTTTAATCAATGGCAACATCAGGTAACGGAGGAAAAGGTCGTTCAGGGGGCAGGGCTTCTGTTCCGAAAAGAACTTCACAAAATGATTTAACATTACCTTTCTAAAATGGCAAAGAATTATGATATTATGACTATAAAAAAGGCTATTGAAGATTCAGGAGGAATCATATCAACAATAGCTGAAAGGCTCGGATGCGAATGGAATACGGCAAGGTCATATATCGAAAAATACGAAGAAACAAAGGCGGCATACGAAGCTGAATCAGAATCAGTAATTGACTTAGCGGAATCAAAATTAATTGAGAATATTCAAGCAAACGATAACACCGCAATACTTTTCTATTTAAAAACCAAAGGCAAAAAACGGGGTTATATAGAAAGCCAACAGATTGAACATTCGGGTCAAATTATCGTTAAACCGCCTCAACTCAATGCTGATTGATTTAGATACACACAAAGAAAGTTTATTTAATCACCTAATTTATAAACTGCAATCAGCTAAAACCCGCTTTGTAATTAATTATGGCGGTGCTGGTAGCTCAAAGTCTTACACCCAAACCCAGCACGAGATAATCAAATGTTTACAGCGAAAAGAAAAGTTGCTTGTTATCCGTAAAGTAAACAACACTCTCAAAGATTCAGTTATCAGTTTGTTCATAACCATTCTGAATAATTGGGGACTGAATGAACTTTACAGCGAAAACAAATCATTGCAGTTTATCCAATTTGCTAACGGTAGCCAGATACTTTTTAAGGGCATGGATGACCCGGAAAAGATTAAATCAATTGCAGGAATTACCAGAGTTTGGATTGAAGAAGCAAGCGAACTTGCAAAAGATGATTTCATGCAGTTAAACCTGCGTTTACGAGGTGCTGATAACCTGCAAATGACTTTAACGTTTAACCCGATTGATGAGGAGCATTGGATAAAAAAACACTTCTTTGATAATACTGATGTTGCCAGCCGTACCACAATAATCAAAACAACGTACAAAGACAATAAATTCATAGATGAGGCATACAAGGCTGAACTTGAAAGTTACCAGCTATTTGATAAAAACTATTATAAAATCTATGCTCTCGGGGAGTGGGGCGGCATAACTGAAGGTCGTGTATTTCCGATATGGGAACAAGTTGATATATTTCCCGAAATTGATGGTTATTGGTATGGCCTTGATTTTGGCTTCAGCAATGACCCGACCTCAGTAGTTAAAACAATACGATTTAAAGAGCGTATTTATTTTGAAGAGGTTATTTATCAGAAAGGACTGACAAATAAAGATATCGCCACGCTGTTGAAAGAATCAGGTTATTTAGGTCAGCCTGTTATTTGCGATTCGGCTGAACCAAAATCAATAATTGAATTACAGCACTTTGGCATTAACGCAATCGGAGCGGATAAAAAGCCAGGTTCAATAATGGCAGGTATTGACTTTCTGAAAAGGAATAAAGTATTAGTAACAGCACGAAGTTTAAACATCATCCGTGAAAACAGGTATTACCAATGGAAACAGGACAAAAACGGCGGCTTTATCAATCAGCCTATGGATTGGATGAACCATGCCATTGATTCATGCCGTTATGCATGGTCGCTTACAGACTTCAATCAAAAATCAGATTCACCTATTTGCGATTATTCAGAATTATAATTTTTTTTGGATAAACTTTTAAATTAATTTTATAACTTTGAATGCCGGACTTATTTACATGTGTGGGCTTGGGAATTAATAAGTAAATTTTAAAACCGATTCGGGTTCATTCCGGTCGGTTTTTTTGTTTTTGTTATTTTTTAATAGATAAAATATTTATTTGTAACTTTGCTGTTAAATAAAATCTATTAAAAGATGACTTTATTAGACTTCGTACCGTCGGTTTTCAGAAAGAAATTATACCAAGCTCTTTATACTTACGAAATACACTCAGGGCAGGCCAACATAATGCCCGATGATGCAACAACTTACATTGAGCAAGGTTATGCCGGAAATACATCTGTTTATTCGATTATCACTCGAATTGATGCGATGCGAAAACAGGCATATTTGAAACTATACAGGAAACAGGCCAACGGAGAATCAGAAGAAGTTACCGACCATGAACTAATAAAGTTTTTGCACAAAGTAAACGACAATACAACTACTGAAGACTACATAACTGCTCACCTTGTTTATTTACTGACAATCGGTGAGTTTTTCACATATAAACCAACAATTTTAACAGGCGCAAACAAAGGCAAAGTACCTGAACTGTTTGAACTCCCATCTGATGAGGTTGAAATTATTGAGGGTACAATCTTTAATCCGGTAAAAGGCTACAAGATTGAGGGCAATTACAATCTGATGTTTGAACCCTATGAGGTTTACCATTCAAAACTATTCAACCCACTTGCAAAATCAGAACGTTCACTTCACGGCCTTTCACCACTCAGGGCAGCCGCAAAGACAGTCAGTAAACTAAATCAGATTGAAACAACTGAACTAAAACAATACGAAAATCAAGGGCCGCCTTATATTCTGTTTAAAAAAACAACAAGTACAGGTCAATCGGTAGATGTAAACGCAAATCGAATGACAGACCCACAAAGGGCTGAAATAATTAAGCAAATCAAATCATCATCTTCATCGAATACACGCGGTTTACCGTTAGTTCTCAAAGACGAGATGGGAAAACTCGACTTAGGTAATTTCCTTTCTGACATGAAACTGATTGAAGGTAACCAAAAAGGTATGGAAGCTCTTTTAAATATTTACGGTTTGCCGGCTGAATTGTTTGGTTTAGGCCAAAAGACTTACAACAACATGGGAACGGCTCGCAAAGCCGCTTGGACTGATTGTATCATGCCGAACTTAGATAGAGTTGAACAGACTTTGAACGCCTGCCTTATTTGGGGAGTTGAACAATACGAAAAAGAGGGTTTATTCTTTGCACACGATTATTCAGACGTTGAAGAATTGCAAGAGGGAATTGATATTAAAGTATCATGGATGAATAAAGCAGGATGGACTAAAAACGAAATAAGACAAGCAACCGGCAAAACAACGATTGACAATCCGTTAATGGATGAGCCGGTTATTACAATGGGTGAATCATTTTTGAGCGACTATTCAGTAGATACATCACTTGATGAGCCGGAAAAATCATTTGAAGATTATTTAAAAATCAAAAAAATATAATTATGAAAACAGGTTCAATAGTATTAGCGTCAACAAGAGTTATTAATGGAGTTGTACCATTACGGGGGATAGTAACAATCCAGTTACTTTGCACAAACCTTTCGGGAAATACCACATTTTCTGTATATTCATCTCTTGACAAAACGAATTGGGATATCGTTCAGGTATTAGATACTGACTGGCAGGGTACATTGGTCGACGATGCTGCGTTTGTTCAGTCATTCAATCTCGGCCCTGGGGTTTATTTCAAGGTTCAGTTTGACGGCTCAACAACCGGAACAGTAGCATATATCCATAACGGCTTATAAGCAATGAACGGATTAATAAATGGAATTGTAGGCGGTATTGTCAATGGCAGAGTAGATACACTTGGCACATTGTTGAACCCTTTTACATACCTCGATATTTTTAGTGCTGCCCCTGTCTATAAAAATGATGGGTGGTATTTTGAGGATGCAAGTGGGGAAGGGAATGATGTGTTGGTAAAAAATCAACAAGTAGCTACATTCTCAAGTGGAAAAGAAAGATTGGTTTCTGGGTATACTATACCGGGACAAACAGCACTTACGCTAAGAATGATAATAAAGCCGACTAATTTTTCGGGAACACAAAATCTTTTGATGACAGCACTTGCTACCACTTATAATGGATTTAATATTCATATTTCTTCTGTTGGACTTTTGCAATACAACATAAGAGACGGCAGTGGTTCAAATCATTATCATAGTATTGCAACATTAACTGCGGACACACTGTATGATATTTCTATCGAATGGAACGGATTGACGGGAGGAAATATTAAAACGACAATTAATGGTGTTGTTTATGATAATTCGGCAAATGCAAGTTGGATAGGTGAATCAACCGGCAATGTTGCGATTGGCCACACATCCGGAGCTTTCGTTGGTCAATTCATTTATTTCAAAATGAATGAATCTATTGAATATGTGTTTAATCACGGAACCGAAGCAAGGGTATATAATCTTCTTGCAGGCACATTAGATACTATTTATAATTTTTCTTTAGGTTTTTGGGATAATGCCATTGATGGCGTTGAGCCGTTTCAATACACAAGAGGAGCCACATTGTACAAAGGGCGAAGGTCTGCCTTAATTTATATTGTCTGTGGAAATATACCTGACGATACATTTACGATGAATAATGGGATATATGACAGGTTAGGGTACTATGAAAATGGCATTTTTTATGGATGTAAAAATAAATATGTAATTCCTGTTTCATCGAGTTTTAATAGCGTTTTACCAGCCGGGGAATATACATTCATGGAATTTAAAGCACTTACGGCTAATAGAATTGTAAAAGTCAGTGATTATTATTCAATCACATCATTAAAGGTTGATGCTGGAATAGAACGATATTCTGAACTTATTGAAATTTCGGGAGATGGAACGGAACGAGAAAAGTTTATAATTCTTAACTTACATAAATATAAGTCTTTGTATGACAAGAAAAAACAGGATGTGTTTTTCAATGGCAGATGTAATAACGATTTTTCGGATGTACGTATTTATGATGCAAGCGAGAATGTACTCCCATTTCAAATATTATCGAGAGGCAATTATGATGTAGTTCCCGACACTGTGAGTAGAGTGGAAATGCTGTCAACGGGGCAGCTTATCACAAACAACCCATATACTTATTTATCATTATCGTCTGACGATGGAAGAACATGGGAGGAAAAACCCTTTAATGGACAACAAATATTTGCGACAAATGATGATACCTTAATTTACTATCGCGACTATAAAGTGTATAGGTCTGAATATCCTTATGAATCAAAATCCGAAATACTTGATTTCACATTGGTAAGCGGCCAAATTCTGGTAAATACAGTAGTTCAGTTTTCCACAGGAGAAATAATATTAGGAAGGTATCAACAGGCTTATGATGTTAAAATTTATAAGTCCACAGATGACGGGGCTACTTGGACAGAGGTTTATGCCACTACCTCTTATCAGCACGTACATAACCTTTATATTGACGAAACACAGTCACCTACCGTTGTGTATGCGGGATTAGATGGCACGAACCCGCCGATATTAAAATCAAGTGATAAGGGGGAAACGTGGTCTGAAATTTCTTTAGATAATCCCGTAGATTACGGAGTGATTCACGGTGAGAGCGGATTCAGAATGGTTGGTGGAGAAACTGGAATTGATGGTGGTTATGCAATTCAAAAAACGGTAAATGATTCTGATTTTACACCTTCTTTGGAATTTGGAAACGGATTTTATAACATAGGGAAAATTGGGGATACGTTATTTGCTGCGTTTGTTTCTTCTATTAATTCTGAAAACACAGGGATATTAAAATCTGATGATAACGGGGCATCATGGGAACTTGTTTTTATAACTAAGCCATTCAGTATAGGTGGTGCAAGTGACGGATTCAGGCACATGACTGACCTAATAAAGCCAACAGGGGCAGCGGAAGATACTATAATCGTAACACCACAAGGCGGGTATTCCTCAATGCGAATAACTATAGGAAATAATTATTCTGCATTAGTTCTTTGTAGAGTTAATATTCCAGCGACAGGAACAACTATAAAAGTAGAAAGCAAAAGGTCTAATACAATCCCTGAACTCAACACACTTATCGATAAATCATTTCCCGAAACACTTGTAAAAATACCGTTTAATGAAGGTACTGGAACTTCGCTTAATGAAGAAATTTCATCAACCGCCATTACAGTCACTAATCCTTCGTGGGTAGATGGAATTAAGCGGCTATATAACTTTTACCCGCCAATTCAGGCTGCAAAAGAATTAAACGCTATGAAGCTAAATGCAGATAGTACCATTTCGCCTGTAAGTTTGAATCTGACAGGTGGCAATTTTACTCTTTTATTTTGGTCTGAAATGTCAGAAATAACAGCAGAGGAAGTAATTCTATCTTTTGGAAATACAACAGGGCATGGATTGCAATTTTCTAACGCACAAGACATAAAGCAAGGTGAAACAAGGATTCATTTAATTCAAGGAAATAAAAGTTACTGGCCTAAATTTTATGCGTTGACCGTTGATTCTTCTGGTAATTCAACATTATATATCAATGGTGGTGGGGAGGTATCTGTATTATCTGGGGAAAATCCGATTGATTTAACTCTGTTTACAGGCGATTGCTACTTTTTTGCAAATCATTTTTCGATTGCTGGATTGAGTAATTTTTCTCACCCTGTTCAGGAATTGCAGCTTGTTAACCGGATTTTAACAGCAACTGAAATTTCAGAAATGTACGGAGGATTAATTGATGATTTATATGAATAGTAAAACGTTCACCTTGGAAACTTTATGAAACAAAAGACTAAACAATTTGAACGCCAATTCATACGCGCGCGCAATGCAATAGAGCGCAAAGGAATTTCAATGGCAAAAAAAGCTATTGCAAGCCAATACGCGGCCTTTTTAGAACGTGCAAAAACTACCGATTTCAGGCAATGGGAACAGTTAATTGATAGTTCAGTAAACGACAGGCCGATAAATCAATTCTTTGAACGATACTATCCGATGAGTGCCAAACTTGCGGTTATGGTTCGTAAAAATATGCTGAAAGGAAAGGCAAGTGAAGAGGATAAGATAATAGAGAATGCCTTTTCTTTTAAGCTGACAAAGATAGTACGGGATGAGGCCGGAAGTAAAATAAGGTCAATAACCAATACTACAAAAGAACGCATTGAATCTGTTGTTCGCGCTGTTTTAGATGAAGCAGATACTGAAGGCTGGGGAGTTCCTGAAATAACATCAAATCTTTATCGTGAATTAAAAAATAACTTGGTCGGTAATGGTTACGCGCGCGCCCGTGCAATTGCACAAACTGAAATCATTTCAGCAAGTAATCAGGCTTCGCAATTTGCAGCCGATTCTACCGGTTATGAGTATCGCAAATTCTGGAGTACATCGGGTTTGCCGAATATCAGGGCAACTCATTTAGAAGCTGAACAATTCAGCGAGGATAAAGACGGGCTAAGACCGGATGAACCATTTCCAAATGGTTTGCAATATCCGGGTGACCCAAATGGCCCGGCTGAAGAGGTAATCAATTGCAGGTGTACCATTATGCACGAGATAGTTTAAACTAAAAAAATTATACATTTCAATAGATAAAATCTATTAAAGAAAATATTTGTAACTTTGTAAAAAATACGAAAGCAATGAAAGACACTTTGCAATTCAAGAATTTTGAGATACAGGAAACCAAAAAAGAGGATGATGGCCGGTTGACAATTACCGGTTACGGGGCTTACTTTAACAATGTTGATTCATATGGAGACATTATTGAACGTGGCGCATTTTCAAAAACATTGATTGAAAGAAAAGGCAGGATTGCATTTTGTTATCAACATGATATCTGGAATCCAATCGGAAAAATTGAAGAAATTTATGAGGATGACAAAGGATTGAAAGTGGTTGTAAAACTTTCGGCTGCAAATGAGGATATTCAAACAAAAGTAAAAGAGGGCATTTTAAAAGAAATGTCAATAGGTTACCGTACAATCAACAGCCGTTCAGAGGTTCAAAACGGAATCGAAGTAAATCTTTTAAGTGAAATAAAACTGATTGAAATCAGCTTAGTTACCGTTGCCGCCAATCCGTTGGCTGTAATTGAATCGATGAAAGCTGAGGAAAAGACAAATTACATTGAACAGGAATTTGACAGAGTTTTAGCAATAGTAAAAAATGAACAGATAAACTTTGAGATTCAAAAGCTGAAATCCTTAGTTTTTGGGTTAACGCCTGCCAAAGAGCAGCACCCGGAAAAAAAAGCGCAAATAAGCAAAGATGAATTACTAACTGCTTTAATCGGTTCAAAAAATGAAATATTAACAGCATTAAAAAATAACAAGTAATGGAAAAGAATGAATTGCTCGAAGCCTTGAAAGAGCATGGACAGGCAATCGAAACCAAACAGGCTGAAATTAAGGCCGCAGTTGAAAATGCGAAAGCAGAATCAAAAGCTGAAGTTGAAAAACTTAAATCTGATTTGGCTGCAATGGAAGAAACAAAGAAAACCATGCAGAAACAGCTCGATGACCTTGACATTGAAATTCAGAAAGTGAAAAAAGGTGGGCCGTCTCAATCGGTAAAAACTTTTGCCGCTGAACTGAAAGACGGACTGCAAAAACAAATTGCTGAACTTCGCGCGTTTAAAGCTATGGGCGGCAAAAAGACAGACAGTTCAGTTAATGTTGAGTTAAAAGCATTTTTGGAAACTGCAAACGCTTCAATTACTACCGGTTCGCTTTTGCCACAGCCTCAATTTGAAGCAGGTATTTCAAAAGCACCTGACCGGATGCCGTATCTGTTGGATATTATTACAACCGGCTTTTCAAATAGCCTTTTTGTTTACTGGACTCAGAGAAAAACACGCACCGATAATTCTGGATTTGTAACAGAAGGAACTCAGACAACTATTGCAGGCGGTTCAGTTACTGAAAGCGTATTGGGATGGGAAACTAAAAATGCAGAAATGCGTAATTTGCTTGCATTTATTAAAGTTTCAAACAACTCAATTGATGACATCGATTGGTTACTTTCTGAAGTTCAAACAGAACTTTTAACTTTGATGGCTCTTAAATTGGATGAAGCTATTTTCAACGGAACAGTTGCAGTAAATGGTTTTGACGGTATTTACACAAAAGCCGCTGCATTTGACGCTGGTGGAAAAACACTGAAAGCCGGTGTAACTCCAAACAATTACGATGTATTAAAATTTGCGATTAAACAAATTCGCAAAGCACACTACAATCCTACTCACATCGTTTTGAATCCTGATGATGCTTTGGATATGGAACTTGAAAGGGATGACAATGGCTCATACATTTGGCCTCCTCATTTGAACGTTACACCTGCAATTGGCCGCGTTCAGATTATTGAAAATACAGGCGTTCCTACTGGCTATTATTTAGCCGGTGACTTCAAAAAAGCAAAATTCTGGATGCGCAAAAGCATGGATTTGAAAGTTTGGGACCAGAATGAAGACGATGCTGAAAAGATGCTCAAAACAATCACTCTTTACATGAGAGGTACTTTAGTTGTGAAAGATGCAGATGTTAACGCTTTCGTTAAAGATTCATTTGCAGATTCAATTACCGAAATCACTTTAACTTAGTAACAACAGGCGGGGCTTAAAAACCCCGCTTTAATACTTTAAGAAAATGAAAAAATTGATTGTTATAATATTTGCCCTGATAGTAGCTTTTGGGGCAACAGCACAAAGCAAAGGTACTACAATAACATTGCAGACCGACACGCTGAAAAGCACAACAGGAAGCCCGAAAAGTACGCCTACAATTACAATGAAAGGGCCATGGAAATCATTGACTATTCAGGCTGTTTGTACGCAATTGGGCGGTACTTCAGACGGGAATATGGCTGTTTATGGTTCTGTTGATGGTACTTCTTGGTCATTCATTAATGGAGTTGGTGGTCATGTGATTGCTTCGCCTAAGGCATCGAATACCGGAACAGATTTAAACCAGTTGACCATTACAAACGGATTGATTGCAACATGGGTCATACAGAATCCGGCGCACCTTTATTACAAGGTAGTGTCAAACGGTACTGCGAGTGATACGACAAAAGTTGTTTTCAAATACACCTATAAATAAAAAAACAAGCCGGTGAAAGTCCGGCTAAATGCCTTTATAGCTCAATTGGCAGAGCGGCTGATTTGTAATCAGCAGGTTATCGGTTCGATTCCGGTTTTAGGCTCAAAACTTTAATCTTTGAAACATGGTAAAAATTGAATTATTGCAGCCACTTTGGAACAGACCAGCAGGTCATGTTATGAGTGTAAACAAAGAAGCCGCTGAATTTGCAATCAGGAAAGGAAAGGCAAAACTTTACGTTGAACAAATCGAACCAAAGAAATCAGAGGTTGCCGATTATAAAACAAAGGTTGAGCCGGAAACAAAGAAATTAAGAAACAAACGCAATGCAAATTAAAGAAACAATAACCGGAACAGAACCAATCACCGCAACAGAAGCAAAGAACTGGCTTAAAGTTGATTTTACAACCGATGACACTTTAATTGGTATGCTTATAACCGGAGTAAGGGAAGAAGCTGAAAAATACACCGGACTTTCTTTGGTTGCAAAAACAATCGAATATTTTGACGAAGAAATCACAACTGAATCAGTTAAACTGCCATATCCTGAACACCTATCAATTGAAGAAGTAAAACTAAACGGAATTGTTTCAACAGCATACGTTAAAACTGGTTTGTCGCAATTTATTATAACGGTTCCCGATATTACCACAACGTCATCAGCAATAAATGATGCTGGCTTGTACGTTAAATATAAATGTACCGGAACATGCCCGACTGGATTAAAGGCTTTGATGCTAAAAGAAATTGATGAACAATACCGGAACAGGGGCAATACCTTTGAGGGTTCAATCGTTAATTTGTCTGCTAATTTTTATGCAAGTGCTGCAAAATATTGTTTAATGTAATGAGTTATGAGTGAATATTATTGTCAAGTAAAACCATTGACGAAAGAAGAACAGGAAGAGATTTATATGAAACTTCCTAAAAAGGATTTGATTAAAATGTTAATTGAATGCAATCGTATTATTAACTCAATGAGTCCAATTGTAGTGCCGATAGAACAGCCGCAATATCCAGTTTGGCCATATCCTAATTATCCGTGGATTACATGCGACACCAGTAAAGCTACAACGTAATGAACACAGGCAAATTAAATAGGCGTATTTCGTACACCACAACCGCTACATATACAGATACTGCGTTAGGTGGTAAGGCTGTTTCAGTAGCAGGCACAACCGTTGAAACCTGGTGTTCAGCGCGACAATTGTCAATGAGTGAAAGTATTAGTTACGGGCTGCCTATTGATGTTAAATCGTATGAGTTTGGATTCATTTACGAACGCGGCGCAAATATCGGAAACGGTACAAATTTAACTTACGAAAGCAAAACATTCAGGGCGGTTTCAATTACCGAAATCGATGAGGCCAAACGCGAAATAAAAGTTATTGCAACAAATCAATAAACAATCAAATGGCAGGCAGTAAAGGCGGCGGCGTTACAATCGAACTAACTCAGCAGTCAAAGAAAAACATTGACCTGCAAATGGCAAAGCTGAAAAAGTTAGCACCTGATGTTGCACGAAAAGGAATGTTTAAACTATTGTTTGACATTAAAGCATTAGCACAAAACAAACTCAAATCAGATAGGCATATTGAATCAAACCGATTAAGAAGCTCGATGTACGTTCAAGCAACTTCGGCTAATAGCAAATACACCAACAGGCCAAACAACTCAGAAACGTATCAGGATGAAACAGGCAAAAGCTATTCAAGCCGTTTAGACGTTGATTTGACAGACAATGATGGTGCAGTTGGCACTAATGTTGAGTATGGCCCTGCTATTGAATTTGGTTACGGTGCGCACGTAATAAAGGTTAAAAATGCAAAGTCATTGGGTAATAAAAAAGTTGGTTTCTTTGGAAAACAAGTTCAGCACCCAGGATTTAAAGGTGATTCGTTTCTTTATTGGGCGCTTAAAAATGTTGATTTAAATAAGCGTTGGCGCGATGTTTCAGCGGAACTATTGAACGGGTTGAAATAGTAAATAAAATCTATCAAAATAGTGTAGCTTATAGAGTAAATTTATAAGCTATTTTTTTTGTAACTTTGCAACGATATGAGAAATTGCAAATCAGAGTTATTAACGGCGTTGGTTGCAGCTTTAAAAGCAGCGTTAACCGGCTTTACAGTCAGAACAAAAATGATTGATGCTGATACTGCTACAAATTCGGCATATCCTTATATCTATATTTCAGACGTTTATCAATCTGAGGTTGGTCCGAAAAACTATCATACCTACGATGTTGAACTTCTGATAAATGTAGTTTACAAAGATGTGATTGACTTAGGCGCGTTATACTCCACTCAAAACAGCGTTTTAGGATTGTTCACAGTCCCGAAATCATTAACGCTTACAAACAACTTTGAAGTTCAGGAAACCGTATTAATTAACTCAAACGATATAGAGGTCAAAGTAGAAACAGGCACTTTAAATATCGGGTTAATCCGAATGAGATTTACAATAATTGATAAAACAATTTAATTAAAAAGATATGAAAACAGGTACTTTAGTATTTATGAAGATTGCAACTAAGCAGGCAATCGGTGAAACATCCAGCTCGTTCACTTCTGATTCAAACGCAATCGACGTATCGAGCAAATTAAGCGGAAGAGATACAAACGTTGAATACGGGCGAATGAATCGCACATTCACCGTTAATAACATTAACGATACAACTCCAAATGCTACTTATTGGGGAATGAAAGACGCAATCGATGCGCAAATAGCAGGAACAAAAGTTGCAGTTGTTTTGACATCGTACACAACCAAAGCCGGTACAACAGCGGTTTCGGGTGATGTAAAGCTAACAGGTACTTGTATAATTACAAATGTTTCGGCTGAGTTTGGAGATGATTCGGCTTCAACTTTTTCAGTCACATTACAAGTTGACGGAGCTTTGACAACCGCAACAAATTAAAATAAACAATTATGAAAACAGGTTCATTGGTATTCATGACAATTGATGATTTAATCAATGTTGGCGAAACATCTTCGAGCTTTACACAAGACGCAAACGCAATCGAAGTTTCAAATAAACTTTCGGGGCGTGATACGAATGTAGAATACGGAAGGTTAAACAGAACTTTCACAGTCAATAATATTGCAGACACCGACCCGAATGTATCTGTATTTGGCATTAAAGAGGCTTTGGATGCACAGGCAGCCGGAACAAAAGTAACTGTAAAACTCACAAGCTACACCGATAAAACAGTAACTACAAAAGTTGAAGGTGATGTTATTTTATCGGGCGAAGCCATTATTACAAATGTATCTTGGGAAGCCGCTGATGATTCAGCACAAACATTCTCAATGACATTGCAGATTGATGGCGTATTGACAAGTGCAGTTAATCCGGATTTACCATAAAAACAAAGTATGATTAATCAGGTAAAAATTAAAATGCCCTATCCGATTCGGGTAGGGTTTTTTTCTATCAACAGAAAGATAAAATTGTGGCTTTCATTTGATAACCTTTCATTGTTTTTATTTCAGCAAGAGGAGAAGATAAACAACTCGGCTGAGATGAAAGAATGGCAGGAAAAGCACGGAAAATTTGATTTGTTTGTTTATGCAACTTATTATGCTGCAAAATCATATGCAATGCACAACCGGCAAAAGTTTGAAATTAGCTTTAAAAAGTTTGCTCATGGTTTGGCGCAATTGGACGAAAAAGATTTGCAGGTAATTACAGATTGTTGGCAGAAATCACAAAACTACGGTGCTACAAAAATGCCAGGTAAAAAAAAAGCGGTGACGAAACAGAACCGATGAGTTATTCTGAAACTTACGCTTACTGTATCGGGCAATGTGGAATAAAACCTGATGAATATTGGCGGTTATCAGAAGCCGAAACGATAGGAATAATTGCCGGACATCAGCGTTTAGAAAGTTACGATGCTGAAAAATTTAGAAACATTTACGGCGCAATGATTCGATACATGGGTGCAAAAGGTGATGTTGGAACTTTTTGGCCTTTGCCTACTGATTACGACGGCGAAAAGATAGTAACAAAAGAATACATTGAAAACCGGAATAAAGCGGCAATGGAATTTGCTAAAAAGATGGGAATATTTAAAAATTAACTGACATGAAAGGAATTTTGGGCGATTTGTTGATACGTTTGGGATTAGATTCTAAGGAATTTAACAGCGGTGTTGATAGCGCAAAGAAAAAGACTAATATGTTTGCCGATGGCATTAAAAAACTCGGCGGAATAATGGCGGGTGTATTTGCAATAGAAGCAATAAAGGGTTTTGCGCAAAACATCATAAAATTAGGCAGAGAAACAATAAAAATAGAAAATGAACTAAGTGCTGCAATAAAAGCAAACGGCAAAGAAGTTGCTTCTACAATGGCTGACTATAATCGTTTCACAAAAGAAATGATGAAGATTTCAACCGTTGACGATGAAGCGATTAGCGGAATGTTGAGACTTGCAGAAACGCTTCAGAGTTCAGCACCGAAAGAGGCAGCAAAGAACGCAATGGCCTTAAGTAAGGCACTCGGAGTTGATTTAAATACAGCAGTCAAGATGGCTGTTATGGCTCAATCAGATATGTACACAATGTTGGCAAGATATGTACCAGCATTGAGAGAAGCAGGAACAGCAACGGAAAGAACAGCAGAATATAATAAGTTATTAGCTTCTGGAATGGCAATTATGAACGATGAAGCTAAAAGTACTTTGGGAATTTTAGAGCAAAACAGAATAGCATGGGATAATTTAAAGGAATCAATCGGAAAAGCATTTGTTGAATCTAAGTTATTTTCAGATAGCGTAAAAGAATGGCAGCAATGGTTAAATATTATATCGTCTGACAAGATTTCAACATGGCAAAAAATAATGGCTTCATTTTCTGGTAATTATGCCGATTATTACGATAAATTAATCAAAGAGGGTGAAGCAAATGATAAAAGACGAGATTCATACATAGAATATATTAGCAGTTTAGATAAAGTTGGAGAAAAGAAAAAAGAAGAAATACTAACAGAAGATGAACTGGCTAAAATAAAAGATGCAGCAATTAAAAGACTTGAAAAAGAAAGCGACGAATATAACAATCAGATAGAACTTTTACAGAAAATTGATGAAACAAAACGAAAAGCTATTTCATCAATAACCAGTAAAGCAGTAAATCCTGAAGATTTAAAACCAGCAACAGACGCAAATGTTCAGGGCGAATTTGGTGATATATTCAGCCGGTTTCCATTGTCTGCTGAAAAGGAAGAAGATTTAAATTTCGATACTGAAGCATTTCAAAAGAAATCTAAACAATTTAATCAGTTTAAAGAAGATATGGCTTTTGCCGTTGCTGACTTTGGGGTTAACGTTGTTGAGGAGTTCGGACAGTCAATCGGTGAAATGATTGCATCAGGAAACTTTGACTTTTCGGACTTTGGAAAAAGCATTTTAGCCGGAATCGGTGGTTTTATTTCGCAGTTAGGGAAAATGATGATTCAAATGGGTATTGCCGCCGGAGCTTTTCAGAAACTTTTAGAATCATCTTTCATGAATCCAGTTGCACCCGGTTTATTAGTTGCTGCTGGATTAGGTTTGGTTTTACTTGGTGGTGCAATTCAGGGAGCTGCAAAAGCTGGCCCAAATGGTGCAAGTTCATCCGGTTCAGTTAGCGCACCGTCTTATTCGCGTGCTGGCAGTCCTTCAAGCGGTTATCGTGCTGAAGATAACAAAGTGGTATTTGAAATAAAAGGAGATAAGTTAGTAGGGGTATTGAGTAACGTACAAAGAAAGAATTTGAATATGGCATAAAAAAGAAAGCCGGAATTAACCGGCTTTTTCTTTATTCAGGCAATGAATCAAAAGTTTTTAATTCTAAATTTCGATGTTCTTTTTTATAATCTGTATTACTCATAATTACAGACCTTTTTAATTCATACATTAATAGGTTATTTGCTTGTCCTATTAATTTACTCATTGCACTTGCTTGTGCAACATCAATTTCATTTTTTTCTAATTTTTCCATTGTTTGACAAAGCAATGAAAACATACTTTTTGTGTTAACTGGCATCATAATTTTAACTTTTTAATCTGTTTTTAATTTTTTTATTTAACTCATTTGAAAGTTCATTAAATGTTGTTTTTGAAACGTCAAATCCAGAAATTGTATTATATGCATGTAAATTATCTAATTCTTTTATTAACTCTGAATAGTCATTTGATAATAAATAATCATACATATTTTTATAGTTATCATCTACTTTATTGTAAAGTTTATGTTCTATAAATTTTATTTTTGAATAAATATAATATCTTTTTGAAGCTGAGTAATATATAAAATTTACCTCATTAGTAAAATCAGAAAATAATTTATCCTCTTTTATTAACCTTCTTGTGTGTTTGTCAAATTCATTTCTTTCAATTATAAATTCAAAAATATTTTTAGATTCTTTAAAATTTCTATTTAATATATTTTGAACAAATTCAGGCTTGGAATTATAACCTCTCAAGCAACTACAATAAGATATTAAATAAAAATCTCCATTAAAATATATTAAATTATTTTCAATGGTTCTTCCGTAAAATAAACAATTTTTGAACTTTAAATTTGTAGCGCAATTTTCTGAATGGTCTGATATTAAAATATGATTTTTAAAATTCTCCATAATTTTATTTTTTGTAAACATATATAATATTTTTAAACTGTAAAAGACAAAAATATCTATTGAAATACATTTACTTATAGATTATATCTATAAAGCGTTTTTTTGTAACTTTGTACAAATATCAATGCAATGGCTTTTTAAAAAAAATACTTTGTTGAATATCGGACACTCCAACAAAATTCAGTATTACATACTTTAGAGCTTTGGCAGAATACAGCAGAGTTATTAGTAGCTGAAGAAGTCAAAGGGGCGCAAAGTCCTTTTATTATTGAATTGCCTGAGTTATCACATAAGTTTCAGGTAGTTCGTGGAACTGGTGCAAGTATTAGCCTGCTATCTGCTACTGATATGAAGTTCTTTGCAGGGTTACAGCATATCGACCCGCAAGAATTTAAAGTATTGCATTATGTAAATGGCGTTCTGAATTGGTCTGGTTTTCTCAATGCTGATATGCAGTCAGAACCGTATGACATTGATTTTAATTACCTGATTTCAACCTCAGCAAATGACGGGTTTAGCCTGATGGATAGATACAGGTTTTTGCAATCTGATGAATCAAAATACATAGGGTTGAAATCAAAGTGGGAATTACTACAAATATGCCTTAATCAGTTGGCTTTGCCTTATACAGATATTCGTATAAAACTTGCAACTACTTTTGCTGGTTTTTCTGGCGATGCTGATAAAACAATACTTCACGAATCATTTGTAAACTGTGCAAACTTCTATGATGAAGATGATTTGCCGATGACACTCAGAGAGGTTCTGGATGCAATTTTAGCACCTTACGGGGCTTTTATTTGTCAGTCCGGTGGTTCAATTTACATTTCAGATATTCACACAATGGCAGGCGGCGGCACTATTGTTTTTCAAAAGTTCAATAGTTCAACTTATGCATATGTTTCAACTGTTAATTTTGTAACTGAAAAAGACGTGACTTCAATCGGGTATTTTGGAACAGGTCATTCTATTGAAAGGTCGGGCGGTACTAATATGCAAAGGGTTGTTTATTCGCCATATCCACAAAAAGAAATAATTAACGAAACAATTGTAAGGCCTGATGAATTTACAACTGTACCAGGTTCATTTAGTACAAAAGACGGGTATAATTACCGGACGCTTTCAGGTCATAATATTTGGCAAAATAACGCGCCGGCAGATTTTGAGGAAAGTTATTATAATCCAAGTAGCGAACATTTCATTTACGCACGTTTGCCGATGATTACAAATAACATTGCATTATTACAGTTAATTGACAATCAAAGTATATTTTTAACCATTTCAGGCGCAAAATTAGCTGATGTTACATCAATCTCTGGCAGACGCGGGAAGCGTTATTTAGATGGTGTGGCATTGTTAATAACCGGCGAAGTTCTGACAAAAACAGCAGCTAATCCATACGCCGGGCCAACATCAGGCGAAAAAGCAGCAGGTAAAGATAAAGTCAGCGAATTGCAAATGAATTTCGTTTGCAGTATTGGAGACCTTTATTACCAACAATCAACGCAATCATGGATTACATCATTTGCCAGCGATGGATATATACCAACTACTGACAGCAATCAGCCAATTGCAAATCAATGGAAAAGTATTGGTAAAGATGGGAAAGGCCACTTAATTAAACTTGGTAATCTTGATGCTGAAATAGTTTTAAACGGTTATTTTGATTTTCAAATATGGTCAGATACAAAAGTCAGAAAACAAGGCGAGGCACTGTTGACAAACGATGCTTTGCTCGATGAGGTTTGGTTGAGAAATCTACAAATAAGCCTTGTTAATTTTGACGGTTCAGAAATCGAAGATTCAGACATTGAGTATATCGGGCAACTGAATAAATTATTCAGTCAGGAAGGTGAAGAAATAACGCTCAAAACAGGTACAAACTCAAAGTTTGCAGACAGGGCAAAAATCATCAGGCCCGATGGTGATGGATATTCATACATAACCGAATGGACGCGGGACGGACAAACTTACAAAATAGAGGAACTTCTTTTAAATTCTCTTTGCTCAAATTACCGGATGAATTATTTAACCCTGCTAAATATGAACCTGAAAAACGAATTCGGGATTATGAACGTAATTACAGATTCAACTTATTTGTCAGGTAAAAAGTTTATGGTTAAAGCTGCAAATATTGACTATGCAAATTATGTGAATAATGTAACGCTTGTGGAAATATTTGAAGATGAGTTAACAATTGTAAAAGAATAACCGAATGGCAAATGTATATGTAAACACTTTAGGAGTTCCACGAAAGGCGCGAAACGGGCGAATTTACAGCGGTGTTTCTTTTAATAGTACAAATGCTAACCAGTCTGGAAGTTCTGCTGCTACAAAGCATTTTGAAAACGGCAAATTAACCGGCCTTACTTCAAATACAGTTGTTGTTTCCTTTGCTGAACCGTTTACAACTAAACCAACTTTAGTACAATTGAAGATTTACAGAATGGTTGAAAATATACCAATTGCCGGTAAATTTGTAATGCAGGATGTTTTGCACTATTTTGATGATGATGAAGATTGGGTCATAACAACCGGATTTTCATTATTTATTGATAGTTCAGAGGATTTAAACGGTGTGATTATAGACTATTGTTTTACTGAATAAATTTTATCAAATGAAAAAAATAATCTTATCAATTTTATCTATCGCTTTTGTTTTTGCCGCAATCGGGCAAAACTTAAAAGGATATTATGTTGAGGCATTCACAAAATTGGAAGCAAAAAGGGCATTTGTGATTGACTTAGATACTTTCTATGCTACGACCCAATTAAACGGTCTGGACACTATCCTTGTAAGTTTAAATTATGTAACTCAGCAACTTGCAACGAAAGAACCTGCTAATGCTAACATACAACAGCATATTACAAATGATGCTGATTTAGTAATTGGTAATGAGTATCAGAATTTAACAAGTACAAAAGTGGGTAATAACATAGCCGTAAATATATCAAACGGTTTAGGTACTACGTTTTCAGTAGCAGATGGGGATTCTCTGACAAATAATGAGTTGAATAATTCAGTAAGTTGGAATAATACTACGAATGAAATAACTGTAAATGATGCAGGAGGAAATAAGACTGCTACAATAACAGGTTTTTTGGAATCTGAGGTTGATGGAAGTACAACTAACGAATTGCAAAATTTAAGTTTAGGTACTGTAACAACCACAACACAACCGCTTAATATTTCAAATGGAACAGGTGTTACTTTACCTGCTGCAACCACATCAACAGCGGGCCTTTTAACGTCCGCTGACAAAACAAAACTTGACGGAATAGCAACCGGGGCAAATAACTATTCTTTACCTCTTGCAGCAAATGGAACAAGAGGTGGCATTCAAATAGGATATACAGCAACGGGAGCAAACTTACCCATTCAATTAAGTTCTGAAAAAGGTTATGTCGGTTTGACAAATTCAGCAATAGTAACAGGATTGGGATTCACTCCATATAACGCTACAAATCCAAATGGTTACACATCAAATACGGGTACAGTTACAAGCGTGGCAATGTCAGTACCCACAGGATTTTCAATAAGTGGAACACCAATCACTACAAACGGAACATTAGGATTGACTTTTACAGCAGGGTATAGTTTGCCAACAGATGCAAATCAAACCAACTGGGGGAGTGCTTATACTTTCACAAGTGGATTTGGAACCAACTATCCTGATTTAACGGCTATTGAAGCATTGGCAGGAACAACAGGATTTTTGAAGAAAACAGCAGCAAACACATGGACATTAGATAATTCCGTTTATTTAACAAGTTACACTGAAACAGACCCAATCTTCAATCTTCATACTGTAAAAAATATAGTTAATGGTACAGGGTTCTTAAAGAATAATGGAAGTGGTGTGTGGAGTTGGGATAATAGCACGTATTTAACAGGAAATCAAACGATAACTATTAGTGGTGATGCCTCTGGTAGCGGAACTACTGCAATCACATTAACCGTAGCTGACGATTCTCACAACCATAATGGAACTACAATTTCAGGTTTATCGGTTGCAGATTTCACAAGTCCTAATATTTCAAACTGGACTAATGATGCCAACTACGCAGACAAAGATTTGGCAAATACATTTTTGGACGACCAAACAATTCAAAGTTCTGCACCTTATTTATTTTTACGTTCAACTTCAGTTGGTGGCACTTCTACTTTAAGATTTAAAGATGAGTCCGATTTACCACAATTTTCAATTCAATACGACAGTAATAATGATAGGACTTTAATAGCTTCAAATAATCATTACATATCTACTCAAATAGGGGCATTGGAAGTAATGAATTTAGCTACAACAGGTCAGTTAAAATTACCACAATATACAGGCACAACTTTTGACGGAACAATAACAAAATACTTAGGAGTAGATGCAAGTGGTAATGTAGTAAAAGGAACTGTATCATCAGGTGTTACAAACCATTCAGCTCTTAGTAATTTGAGTTACGCAACAGCAGGGCATACAGATTTTGCAAGTACAAATACAACTCAAAATATTACAGGATTAAAAACGTTTGTAAATACAACAGGTTTTATAGGCTCTCAAATTACAGGAGCAAGTTCTTCAGGAGGGCTAATGATTTATGATGACACACCAGCTAACGTACTTGAATTTGGGTTTAATAATTCAGCAAATGAAGGGTATATTTGGAGTAATGTTTCAAACCCATTTAAAATTGGAGTTAATGCAGCAGAAAGATTGCGCATTCTTACAACAGGTCAATTAAAGTTAAACAATTATACTTCTTCGTCGGCATTTACAGGAACAGGAGTAGCAGCACTTCAGGTTGATGCAAGTGGGAATGTAATAACAGCTGCAATCAGTGGTGGGTCGGGAACTGATTTATCTTTCTCTGGTACAAGTCCAGTGACACTTAATTCGAGTACTGGAGCAGATGTAACGTTTACAGCAGGTAGTAATATTACACTTACAAGAACGTCAGCAACTAATTTAACAATAGCAGCAAGTTCTGGTGCAACTGGTGACAATATATCAGTTGATGGTTCTGCAACAGTTGACCCTAATTTTATTAGTACCGGAGATATTGATTTTGTTTATACAACTGGTTCTCCAAATACAGTAGTAGCAAATATTAATTCAAACACTGTAACTAATGCTAAAATGGCTGACGGTGCGGTTGGTGTTGCTGAATTAAGTGCCACTGGCTCACCAAGTTCAAGTACGTATTTAAGAGGAGATAATACGTGGGCAACTATATCAGGTGGCAGCATGGTATATCCGGCAGGTTCAGGGATTCCGCTTGTGGTAAGTGGGAGTTCATGGGGAACTACAATAGCACTACCGGGAGGTTCAACTACATTTTTACGTGGTGATGGTACATTTGCAACTCCTTCAGGTGGCAGTTTAACCGATGGCGATAAAGGTGATATAACAGTTTCCGGGAGTGGTGCAACTTGGACTATTGATAATGCAACAATTACTTCAGACAAACTAAATGCTACTGATGCTACGACTGGATATTTTCTAAGAAAAGTACCGACTACTGCCGGGTTAGATTGGGAACCACTACCTAATATTATAACCGGCTACGGAAATGGAGCAGCTAACAGACTTACTTATTGGACAAGTACAATAGATGTATCAAGCGATGCAAATTTAACATTTGATGCTTTGGGAAATACTCTAAGCACAGATACAGTAAAAGTACTAACTGAAACTTACGGTTCTGGTTGGAACAATGATTTATCAGTACCAACAAAAGATGCTGTATATGATAAAATTCAAACAATGAGTGGTGGTTCATTATTTACCGATGCAGGCGCATACTCATATTTAACAAGTATCACAGATAGATTGTATGTAGGATATAATACAGATACTCAATCTGGATATAAAATGACAATAGGAACGGAAGGCAATAATTCGTTATACACAGCAGGTAATATTGTGGTTGCTTCACCTTATGGATATATTACTGGAAATACTACATTGTCCAATGGTTCATTAAAATTAGCAGAACAGGCAACTTCACCCTCGTATAGTGCTGGTACAGGCGTTTTTTGGGTGGATAGTGACGACCATTTACCTTACTTTACAAATAATGCAGGAACAGTTACTGCATTGGGAGGCTCTGGAAGTTCAAAATGGACTGATGCAGGAACATTCACATACTTAACAGGTTCAACAGATGATTTAGGAATTGGCTATACCTCAGACCAAGGAATTTATAAATTGCAAGTTAATGGGGATATTTTACAACCTGCGGGTGCTGGCCTTTTTATAAATGGTGCTGTTTATAGTGAAGCAACAGCAGCAATAAAGGAACAGGGCACAACAGCTTTTATAACACCTGCAAGTGGTTCTGGTGCATATAACGCTGGCGATGATGGAAATGCTTATTACGTGAATGACGGAGGTGTTTCCACAAATATTAGTGCAAAGGATAATGACTTCAAAAGATTCCCAATGCTACAAACTGACTTTTTAGGTCCGGCAGGTGCGGGCACAGCCGAATCAGCATGGGGCTTTGATTACGCTGTTATTGCATCCGGTACACAGGCAAAAATAGCAAGTGAAGCAAATCATCCAGGAATTTTAAGAACTTCAAGTTCGACAACAACAAACTCAGGCGGTTATTGTATGACCGACAATGCTTCTGTTTATATTTCAGGTGGTGAAGTTTTTGAATGTATTTTTCAGCCGCGTGTTGCATCAAATACCAATACTACAATAAGGATTGGTTTTATGGATTCTTACACATCAACAGCTCCGGTTGATGGATGTTACTTTGAACTTGCGACTGGTACTCTGAATATAGTCGGGATAAACAGATACGGAACAACAAATACTACATCAACAGCTCCGGTTGCAACACTTACAGTAAATACATGGTACAGATTGAAAATTGAAGTTAATTCGTCTGCGAGTTCAGTAACTTACACTGTTTACAATAGTTCAGGTACTGTACTTGGTACACAAACAAACACAGGTACAATTCCGACAGGTTCAACAGGACGTGAAACTGGATGCGGAGTTATTGCAACAAACTCAGGAACATCAGCCACTTTGTTAGCTTATTGGGATATGATGAGTTTTTATTACAACAAACCATTGACACGATAAAAATATTTAGTTAACTTTGTGATTATGAAAATTGAATCAGGCGAAAAATACAAAATTAAAGTTGATGGTGACTGGATAGAAGCAACCGCCAAAACAGACTTATCTGTAAAAGAGGTGTTTTTTGTCGATTCAGAAAATAATTACTATTTAGAAAGCGAGTGCGAAAAAATATTAAAAACTTAAAAAATTAAAGTCATGCCGAATGAAGAACCTGAAGGACCAAATTTACCGCCAAAAAAATTAACAGCATACACACAACAAAAAAATGCAGAAATAATTGATGAAAATCCTGATAAGTACATAAAACTAAAAGGTTTTATTGCAGGTATTACCGGTGTTGTAGTAGCTATTTCGTACCTGGCTTACTACTATTATTACTACGAAAACGGGGTAAAATTAAACGAACTTTATTTTATTTCAACAGGCATCGGAATTTCTGTTTTTACTGGGTTACTTTTTACGTTTTTTAGGAATATATGTGTAAAGATTATTTTAATGTTCACATCAATCTTTTATGGCGTTTTGGAGTTGATTTACATTTCGGTTTGGATTGTTCAGGGCCAGCCGTATGCGTACATTAAACAGTCTTTAATCATTGGGTTAATAATCGGAATCATATATTTCATTTATGACAAATTTGCAAATAAGCCCCGCAGCGTTGATTAACGTTATTTTATTAATTATCTCGATTGTGACGTTTGTTATTGCGTACAATAAGGCTATTAAAAACAGAGTTGATAAATCGGATTTGACCGATTTAAAAAGCTATGTTGACCAACAAGACAAAGCATTGCATCACAGGGTTGACGAAACTAATCACAAAATTGATAGTGCCATTGAAAAGGTCGACAAAAAACTCGATTTAATTTTACAAAAACTTATAAAATGATAGCCGAAACATTTATAAAGCAGTTCAAACCTATTGCTGAAATAGTTGAAAAAGAAACCGGAATACCTGCTTTAGCGATGTTGGCACAATCAGCACTCGAAACAGGCTGGGGTACAAAAGTAAAAGGAAATAACTTTTTCGGCATAAAAGGAAAAGATGTTTTAGTTCGTACAAAAGAGGTATTGTCAAAACCTGATGTACATTTTCCTGAAATCATTTCAATAACACCAACAACGATTAACGGTAAACGAATGTATGTTTACGATGTGAAAACATGGTTTGCCGGATATGCAACTCCGATTGATTCGTTCATGGGATATGCTAAATTTATAAAAGAAAACAAAAGGTATTTTAAAGCACTTGAACAAACAACTCCTGAAAGTTATTTATTTGCTATTTCAGAAGCAGGTTATGCAACAAGCGGAAATTATAAAGAAACTGTTTTAAACGTGCTGAAATCAATTAAAAACAGATTGAATGACAACTAAAATAAAAACTGCAATTGAAAAGACTAATGGTTACAAAACAAAGTCAGCCGCTTTGATTTACCTATTATTTACTGCCTTTGGTGATAAAGTACCGTTTATTGCCGAAAACAAAGAAATAGCGGTTAATATCATTGATATTTTAATTGCTTCCGGTCTGTTGCATGATGTTTGGCGCAACCGTGAAAAAATAATTGACTTTGTAAAAAACATATTCAAAAAGAAATCTTAAATTTGAAATAAAGTTCAATCAATAAGTTCAATTTAAAATTACAACTATGGAAGATACAAGAAAAGGTTTTTTAACACCAGAGCAAGAACAAAAGCTCGATGAATTAATTGAGGTAAAAGGCATTTATGAACGCTTTGATGGCACGGCTATTAAGTTAGCAGACAATCAGATTCTTGAAAAACTGAAAGCAAAAATTCCGGCTGATGTTTTGCCGGTTGTTTACGAAGTAATTGATGAAATTTTCAACTCATTGACAGAGTTGGCTGAATAATATTTCCCGAGTTCTTCGGGTTCATTTTGTTGGTTTAGTTGGTAACATTGTTTTAAGGCTGCCTGTTGAGGTAGCCTTTTCTTTTGGTAATCAGTAGTTATAAATAAAATCTATTGAACACTCAAAAAATAATTTATTTTTGATTGAATAAATGTTTACAAATATTGAAAATGTGTGTATCTTTGATACCATACAAAACAAAAAAAACAAAAAGAAATTGCACAATAAAAAAGCCCGATTCGTCGGGGAATAGCGAAAAGCAGCTTTCCGGTGGCACTCACCACAATAAACAATGAAACTTAGCGATATTGCGCGGCAATGGTTTCAGGAGTAGTTAGAAGATGATTTTAACGATAAAATAGGCATGACGGCGGGTGACTGCTTTCATGCCACAAACAAGCTGTTGAGCTTGTTCATACGGTTTGGTTTTTGGTTTAGTTTTGGGGCGGTTTCCTACAAACTTAATGCACACATTCAATCATTAAGGCCGCCCCTTTTACTTTGAATTTTTAACTTTAAAACTTTATAATTATGAAAGCAAAATTTTACTCAACAATCGCAATTGTAACAGTTATTGTTGCCTATGTTTTATCAGTATCGACAGTAATTTTTTAGGTTATGAAATACACAATCGAAACTTTGGCAAACAAAATAACCGGCAAATTCAATTTTGAGGCAAACGGTTTTAAACTGAACGACTCAGAGATTGTTTTTGATGACCGGATTTGTTTTGTTTCAGGAATTCTTGAAAACGGTGAAGCAACTTTGTACGACGTTGTTCACAGCCTTGAAAATGAGGAAACATTTGAAATGAACACAACCGAATTAATTTTATTGGAAAACTTAATAAATCAACAATTATGAGAGCAAAACTTGCAGAACTACTTACCAAAATGGGGTGGAAAGTAACAGGTGCGTCAATGTGTAATGATTTGGTTATTGAAAAGCGAATTGAACCGGTTGCAGGTTTGATAATGGAAATTGAATTGCCGGCAGTAGGAAAGAATTTTATTTGTTATCGACTGGATAATTCAACTATAACTTACAGTCTTAGTGAAAGACAATTTGAACATATTTATACAACGTTAAAACAAAATTTAGATGGAAACTAACAATAATTTTAACTCTGAAATAAAAGCCGTTATTTTGGCTTTGTGTGCAGGTTTCTTTTTAGCAGTAATGTTTTTAATAAGCTTGTACTTATGACAACGCAGGGCAAAACACCGAAGCAACAGCGCGATTCAATGATGATTTTTGAGTTTGCTTTTTGGGTAATAGTATTAATCGTATGTTTAATTTTAGCTTTTAAATAAAATGGCACACAGGAAAACACCATCAGTTAATGAAAATTGGGTCAGAACCGATACAGTTGACGAAAACAAAAAACAGACGGTTGTATTGATTGAACGCTGCAAAAAACTTGAAGCTGAAAAGAAAGTGAAATATGTACTTGTTTCAACAACTCAGAAAACTTATAAAAGAATTATCGTAAACAATTAAAATTTTTATTAACTTTGGTAAACAATTCAATTAACAATTAAAAACAACAAAAATGAGTATTAATGCAACAAATCAGGGTACTAAACGCGAATTATTACCCGCTGGAAATTACATTGCAAGATGTTATTCAATGATTCACATTGGAACAGTTGAAGAGGACATTCTTGGAGAAAAAAAGTTACTTAATAAATGTCGTATTACGTGGGAATTGCCAACTGAAATGCGTGTATTTAGTGAAGATAAAGGCGAACAACCAATAGTAATTTCAAAAGAGTACACGCTTTCAATGCACGAAAAAGCAACATTGCGCCGCGATTTGGAAAGTTGGAGAGGTAAGTCATTTACTGAAGAACAGGCAAAACAATTTGACATTACCAAATTACTTGGAGTTTCTTGTATGCTTAATATAATTCACAAGACAACAAAAACAGGAAGTACTTTTGCAGTTATAAGTAATATCTCATCAGTCCCAAAAGGATTTACTTGTCCAGACCAGATAAACCATACTTTTGAATGGAATTTTGAAGATAAATATGATGAGTTTGCGCTCAATGCTTTTCCTGATTTCATCAAGGATAAAATAAAAAGTTCAGACGAATACAAAAAGTTGACAAGCGCAATCATTGATATAGAACACGAACACATGAACGCTTTTAGCGATGAACCAAACGATATGGCATTTTAATCATGGGAAAGTTAGCAATTTTTAGTAAACTACCTGAAACAAAATCACAGGTAGAAAAAACAGCAGCCGAAATTAAGGATGCTGTTTTAAATGGAGAAGTTGAACCGCTATTGTTTGCCGCTCAGGTTTCAGCAATGGAGAAGCTGTTTACAACGCTTAAATCAGACATTTTGATTAAAGATTGTATTTTTGCAGAAGCAGAAAAATACAATCAAAAAACGTTTGAAAAAGGAAATGCAACATTTTCAATTAAAGAAGTAGGCGTAACTTATGATTTTACAAATTGTAACGATTCAGAAATTGAAGTAATTAATAAACAAATTACTGAACTTACTGAAAAGAAAAAAGCACGCGAAACTTTCCTTAAAGGAATAACGATTAATACTGAAGTATATGGTTCAGATGGTGTTCGGTTATTACCTCCGATTAAACGAAGTACTACTCAGGTAACTGTTACGCTAAAATAACTCAGAGATTTTTCTATTATTGATAAAAGCCGCTGAATTTCCGGCTACCATACCGGCAGCGGCTTACCTTAAAAACGACAAAATGAAACACAAAACAGAAATAAATGAACTAATACCTGGACTTGGCAAAATTACCGTAACTTTTGATAACGACTCAACTATTCCAAAATACACTATTTCAATTCATAAGTTGCTAAATAAAATTGAAATCATCGGGCCGTATGCTATTGAACACGGCAAAAAATTATTTGGAGAAGAATCAAAATTTGTTCAGCCAGTTGATAAAGTAATCGAAATAGCACAACAAGTTACAGGTGGTAACATAGAAATTGTTACTAAAAGAAGAAAAGAAAAAGATAAACTTGCAAGTTATCTGATAGCTTGGTATTTGATGAGGTCAGGAAACACACTTAAATCAGCGGCTGAAGTAATTAACAGAAGTCATGCAATGGTTTTACATGCTACTGAACTAATTGAAAAAGAACCTAAATACCGTTCTAAATACGAAAATGAAACAATTTTGAAGTTTAAAACAATTTTAGATTTATTGTAATGGCAACAACTAACAGCATCGAAACATACCGCCAAACGAAAGAATTAAGGCAAAAAAACAAAGATAAAGTTTTTGCTGTATTGCAAACAGAACGCAATCAAAGCCGCTTTGAAATCGGCAGAAAAAGTGGGTTAGGTGACATCGAAAGTCAACGCAGATTGTCTGATTTGGTTGCTGAAGATAAAGCAGTCATCACCGGAAGCCGGAAACATTTTAACCATAAAATTTCGCTGTATTCTGCAAAAGAACAGCTATATTTGTTTACAACTAAAAAACAACGGCTTTCTGAATGGCTTAAAGAAAAATATCCGGAAATTTATAACGAATTTAAAGAGATTAAAAATGACTGAAAAAAAACAAAAAGGCAGACCAAAAAAAGAACCTACTAAAGTGATTAGTTTCCGTGTGCCAATTGATAAGGCTGAATTGATTAAAGATAAGGTTAATTTTATTTTGAAAGAATGTTAACGGTTGAGGCTAAGAGCAGTTGCCTAAAATACTGCTTAAATTTTGCACTATGCTTGATGGCAATTGCTTTTAGCCTTTGTTAGTGGCTGGTGCGGTAAATGAAACGAAAATGGTAAAATCAGCACTAATTGAAGCAAAAAAGCTCTTAGACTTTTACATTGAAAGCACAGACGATTTAGATACAGAACAAACTGAAAGTGTAAAGCATTTCATAAAAGCATTACGGGCTGGATGTTATTGCGATGATTATAACGGCTTTGATTGTGGATGTGGTAAAAGAGCTTTTTTGTGTGATGAAGCATTAAAAGAGTTGGATGGTAGCACTTGCCACTAACGAGATTCAGGTATGTTGGGTTGCCTGTTCCAAAACCCACAAAAGTTAATGCGAGTAAATAACGTTTAAATACTAAGAAATGAGCGGATTAGAAATAAACACTAAAAAATTAGGTGAGATATATGAAGAATGGCGAGGAAATAAAAGCTGCTACGACAATGGCAGACCAGTATTTGAGGCTGATGAGCTTTTGGATTTTGCGCAATTTTGTTTAAAACACGAAGCGAATGTTATTCCTACGGGCGAAAGGCAATCCAATATACCTGATGTTAAGGCAAGTGCTTTAGAAAAGTTGAAAATAGCAAAGAAAGCACTTAATGACATCTATAATTTCGATAGAGATATGGAATTTGAGTACGGCGATCCAGGAGAAAGGGCAATGCGAGCGTTAGAGGCAATAGATAGAATTGACGGATTTTAGCATTTGCCTTAACGTGCCGCGTGTTTGCAAAGTGCCGTCAAATCTGCACTGAATTTGATTAAATGAAACGAAAATTTTTAATGTTTTTTAGGGAGGGAAAAGAATGATTTTAGCTATTACGCATATCGACATTTCGCCAAATAAAAATCAAAAGTGCTGCCAAAACTGCAAATACTTTTCAAAGTTTAGTGTTCACTTGGGATTTTGCATTAGTAAAAGCAAAGAGATGTTGGATAATCAAAAATGCAAAAAGTTTGAATTTGAAACAAAAATAAAAGATGAATTATGAAACCGGAAAAACTTTATTTACAAGCAGGAGTTCATGAAATTGAAGTTGTACCACTTATTGAACCTTTAACAAAAAAAAATGTGGTAATGGTACGATGTACTGACGACAACACCGACACAATTGATTTGGATGGTGAATGGGTCGAAGAAAGCGAAAGTGCCACATATACATTTTCAAAAATCGAAGAATTGGATTTATTCATTGCTAAGTTGCAAGAGGCACGTGAATTTTTAAATGAAAAGACAATAGCATCCGATTCCAAAAGCCGGGTCGGCTGAGCAAAAAACATTAAAAATTTTCACCGACCATGATTAAATGTACCGGACTAAGGCATTTTATAAACACGCTGTTACCGGCTGGCCGCCCAACTTTGAAAAGCAGCAGCCGCAACAGAACGAAAACTTCTTTTTGCGGCTTGCCGGTAACGGGCCGGTTGCATGTTATCGAAAAGCCACACCGGAACAGTTTCTTCAATGCCGATTAGTTGCCTGGCTTTTTGGAATATGCAACTTGTTATGTACTGGCGCAATTATCAAGCTGGTACGCTGCTACGAAGCGAGGTAATTTTATTATTTTTTAGGGTGGGTTTTCTTCTTCTTATTTAGAATAGAAATAAATAACGTAAATACGTAAAAATAATTACAAAAATACTTGCATTGTATTACGTAAATACGTATTTTTATACTATCAAATTAAAACAACAACATCATGACAAACTGGAATCAAATAGAAGAAACACTGAAAAGCATAGTTGAAGAAATGGGCGGAAACGCTGACCAAATTAATAACGGTGATTGCGCTGTTTTTGCAAAAAAAGCATACAATGCACTTACTGAAATGGGAATTGAAGTTGAAATAGTAAATAATCTTTCTGATGAAATGCAAGACGAATTAGAAGGTTACGAAACTATCGAAGCTGAATATTCAGAAGGTATTTCTCACTGCTACTTATTAATTGATGGATGGTTTTTTGATGCTTATGATGTTGACGGTGCAGAAAATGAAGAAGAATTACAATATCACGTAAAATGTTTATAATCTTAAAATTACAATTATGAAAACTTCACAATTTTTTTGGAACGACAAAAATCAAAAATGCGAAATCTGGAATGAAGAAGTTAACGGAAAAGTTGACTACTGGCTAAAAGTTGATGGTATTTCCCAGAGTATTTCAGAGAAAAAGTACAAAAATCTTATTCATAAAAATTCATTACATGAAAGCAACTGAAATTATCAATTGGCGCAAAGTATCAATAGCCCTTTCCGGTAATCCGGAAGGGGTTCGCTCTACTTATTCAGGACAGAAATATAAAGACGAAGTTGACGAACTTGTAAATTTTGCAGAAAGCTGGTTAGAACGACATTCCAAAGCGCGGGTCGCGCAGGAAAAAAATAATGAAATTACTCCCAGCGACCTCGATTAAATGTACCGGACTAAGGCATTTTATAAACACGCTGTTACCGGCTGGCCGCCCAACTTTGAAAAGCAGCAGCCGCAACAGAACGAAAACTTCTTTTTGCGGCTTGCAGGTAACGTATGGTGGTATGGCAGGTTGCCGACTTAAAAGCACTAACCTGTCAATTTAGTAATAACTTTATAAAACGCAGAAACGATGAATAAACAACAAACTCGGCAATCGGCTATACAACTTGTTATAAGCCGTTTTTATATGTGGTGGATTAGAAATTTCAAGGTAATATCAAACCAAAAAGCAAAAGAACTTGGTTTAAGATATTGGAGAGGCGTTTACGGTGATGAAATAAATCATCAAAATTGCAGGTCTCTTTGGTTTGATAATAAGCAAAGAATATACAGAGTAAGTCATTTGGAAGATGTTTCTTAAATGGCTTATAACGGTCTGGCGGTATGAAAAGTAGCGTGGCATACTACGAAAGATTATTAATTGAACGACACTAATTTTAAAAGTTTTGAGGGATGGGAAAAATAGAATTACTTAAAAGTAAACTTATCAAAATTGAATCAGAACTCGACAAATGCAGAACCAGTTCTTTGCAGGACGGTTGGCAAACATCGAAACACTCTAAAAAATCCAGAAAGTGGGATTATTACGCACAAGAAAAAATGAAAATTATTAATCAATTAGACGAATTAGGGGCATTATGAAAAAAGTAAAATTTAGACTTTGGGACATCGTACAAGAAAGATACATCCCTGAAAATGTTTATGCTTTGTTTGCAAACAGAGCCGATTTTGGCGCAATTGCTGTAATGATAACCGATTGGCAAACCTTTAAAAAAGGTGAATATTTTTACCCAACTGCATTTAATCTTGAAATATTTGTAAATGGGAAATGGGAAAAAGTTGAAATGATTTATTAAAAATACAATATGAAAAATCAATTAAAAGAATACGAAGTTTTAATAACAGATTTCCTTGAAAATAGAGGAATTGAATTTGCAAAAAAAGAAGCAATTGTAGAATTTGTATGCAAGCTTTTGTGGGGTGAAATACTGGCAAAAGAACATTTCATTAATCAAAGCACAAAAGCACTTATTGACTTATCAAAGTCTGGCATTGAATTACCTACTGAAAATGAGATTGAGCAAATGGCAGAATCCAAAAGCTGGGCAGATGGTGCGAAATGGGTTTTGGAAAGAATCAAGTTTGTAAGTTAATTCTTTCCAAAGTTTTGCAAAAACTTAGGCGGGCGGGAAAAACTTTTAAAATGGTCGCATACTTCCGGCTATGCTTTGAAATGCTGAATAGCTTTAAACTATACACGTTGTTACCTGCTGGCCGTTCCAGTCAACAAAGCGGAACGGCCACAAATAAGCTGATTATTTTATTAGAACGGCTTGCAGGTAACGGACAGTGCTATGATTAGTGGCGGATTGAAACCCGGAAACCTCAATTGAAACACTGACGTTTCCTGTTTTTATTTTTTTTAGGGCGGGTTTTTCTTTTTCTTATTTAGAATAGAAATAAATAACCACAAATGTGGAAAATAATTGTAAAAATATTTGGTAATTACCACAAATGTGGTTATCTTTATTTCATCAATAAGATACAAAACAAATAAAAATTAAAACGATGAAAACTTCACAATTTTACTGGGACGAAAAAAACAACAGAATTGAAATTTGGCACGAAGAAGTAAACGGAACAATGAATTTCTGGATGAAAGTAAACGGTATTTCTGAAATCATTACAGAACGTCAGTACAAAAACAGGATTAAAAAATATAACCTGAAAGACACTTTGTAATGAACGCACAAGACTTAATTAACTGGGGGGAGCTTTCAAGGCTCCTTTCCGGTTCTCGGATGAACATTAGGAAAAACCGAATACCAGAAAAATACAAAGCGGAAATTACAAGCCTTGTTAATCAAATTGAAACTTGGCAGACTGAAATCCAGACGGCTGCCTTAGCAGACGAAGCGGGCGGGCAAAAAAATAAAAACAACTTGCAGGATGTTGATTAATTGCTCTGCACCCGCCATTAATTATAGCACATGTTACCACGGCGAAGCGAACGTTTTAATGCGTGGTAACGGCAAAGCGTAAGTGCAGTGCCGTAATTGAAACACGAATGTTAAATTTAAAAATTAAAGATATGATAGATGTAGAAACTTTAAGTACCGCAATGAACAAGGCATTGCATTTACGCAATGTTAGCGGTAGTTTAATTGGCAAAAAGATAAAGTATAATGGTGTTGAACAGACAATAATTGACACTAACGAAGATGAAGAGTGGGTAATTACAGATAAAAGCATGCCTAATGGTATTAAGTTGCTTTGGAGCAATGTTGAACTTCTGTTTTAAATTACCGCTAACGTGTCGATTATTGCCGCAGTGGCGGTTTAAAGGCACAAATGTTCAATTTTAAAACCAAAGTATATGAATAGCACAAATGTTCAACCAAGCACAGAAGCCGCCATTGTCGGCAATAATGTGTTATCGCCAGCCTTTCTTCAATCGTTAGACTGGTGGCAACTTCACAAGGTAGCAGAGCCTTTGGTTGCAAAGATTTCAGATAAAAAACTGCACGAAAAATTGTTAGAAATATATCCGCTTGAAGAAGGTCAGGAATATGTTGGCTCACTTTGCAACCATTACAGAGGTAGATTGAAGCACGAAGGAAAGTTTGCTTTAATAGACCAAATGTGTAGTAATTCAATGAGGCGTTTAATTGTCGGGTTGTCGTCATAAGGTTGGCGATAACGGAAAAGCTATGATTAGTAGCGGATTAAATAGTAATAACTTTAAAATATAGTAAAATGAAAATTTACACCACAACAGACGGAACAAGTACAGAACCCGCTATTAATTATAGCGAGTGTTATGCCCCGTTAAATTTAAACAGGGGGCAGTACGAAGAAGATTTGAAACGCAGACAAAAAGAACATTTAGACAGCATCCAACGACAGAATGATGCTAATTGGCGACCTTGCTTACATGATAGTTGCCCTGAATGTTTAGGTACTGGGTTAAAGAGAGATGGAAGTATGTGTGTCCACAATATTAGTTGTCCATGCCCTAAATGTTCACCGAGTTATTAATGGGGCATAACGGCCACTTGTTTGTTGTCGCTGCGTGAATTGAAACACTGACTTGTCAAATTTATAAATACTTACAAAAAATGAAAGAACAATCGAATAGCACTGAACAGCAGTGCAATAAACAAAATGTTACCAACCGTTTTATTTGTACAGAATGCGGCGGTGATGCTACTATTGCGATGTGTGGATGGCAAGATAATAACGGAAAGGAATACTATAAAAAAGGCGAAAGATTATGTATGCGATGTCACCACAAAAGAACTGGGATGAAGTTTTTCTAAATGGTTGGTAACGGTGGGTGTAAGATTTGGGCGGGGATTAAATATACTGGCATGTAGTAGCCGAACTGCACATTAAATTTAAAAGGTTTCGGAGCTGGAGAGCTCTGCGCCCCGCCTTAATTTTACACTTTGTTACCCGCAGTATTTAACTTAAAAAAATATTTGAATTATGAAAAAAGCAACAGTAGAATATCAGCATGACCTTGGTAAAGTAAACGGAAAAGTAGCCTATATTGTAAGATGGGAATCTAATTGCATAGGTAAGCACCGCAATGAAACAGGAACTAAAGGTCAAATATTTTTGGATAGGGGCGAAAAAATTCAAGACTTCATTAAACGTGGATATGAAATAGAATACATCAATTATCCGTAATATTGCGGGTAACGTTTGACGGTATGAAATCGGTTGGGCTGCGATGCTCTTACATATCAAAATACCACAATGTTTTACAACGGGCTAAAACGCTCGAATAACCACTAATGCCCAACTGTTTTATACCGTGTGTTGTACGCTGTTTTTCATTTACTTACAAATTATTTTTGCTTTTTTATTGAAATAGTTTGCAAATTCAAAAAGAATGTTTATATTTGTATCAGATTAATAACAATTAAAAAATACAACGATGACAACTTTAGCAAATACAACAGAAAACAACGCAAAAGTAAAAGCCTTAAAAGCAGTTGAAAACACAGTAGGTAAAATATTTTGGACAGGTAATAACATCCATGATAATTTAGATAAATGTTTAACAGGTTTAAATTTAGATAGCACAAATTCAGGTTGGTATAAACCAGTAGCAGTAAGAATAAACGGTTTGACTGGTGTTTATATGGTTAACCAAGACGGTTCTTTATTTTGCGAAGCTCGAATAATTAAACAAGACGAAAAGAAATACCTTATTGAGTACCTTACAAATGAGGGTTGGAACAAATTTGAAAACCTATATTGCCAGTTTGTAGATGAAAACTAAAAAAGAAACAAGGGGAGGCACTCGACAAGGTTCGGGTGCTAAACCTAAATACAATGAACCGACAAAAACAATCGCTTTTCGTGTGCCAATTTCAAAAATTGAACACGTTAAAAGTTTGCTCAAAACGCTGTTAGATGGTTGGTCTGTTAAATAGCGTACAACGGCTGCAAACATGAGCAGGCGGGCAATGCTCACACAATCCCGCAACATAGGCACTGTCCGCCCGCTTGCTTATGTTTGTTGTTATCGGTTCGGGCTTTTTAGCAACTTAAAATATAATCAAAATGTCAAGTACAGAATTATTTATGAAACATTTCGGAGAAGAATCAGCAGCAGTTGATTTGAAGCACCCTAATGTGGAAGCATTTTTTGAAGAATTAAATCAGGAATGCTTGGAAGAGGATAAAATCAAAAATTGCAAGCACGAGTTTGTTTCTCGTGAGTTTCTTAATCAGCCTTATGGAACTTGTGCTGTTTGTGGGCGGACTGTCTTTTCTTAGCCTGACCGATAACGGA